TTATAATTCATCCGCATTTAAAAATACCTTTACATCGTTTTACTATATCTTACAATACCTTTTAAAACAGCTATATTTTGAGCTTTTAAATAAATGTTTTTACATCATTTTACAGAGATTTACGACACTTTTGCCCCTTTTTTGCCCCTTTTGAGCAAACAAAAAAACCGCAAGCCTGAGCCTGCGGTGAAAGAACAATTTAGAAAGTTTCCTTTCTATTTATTTAACTGTAATCAAGCCATCTGGCTCTACTGTGAAGTCTGGCTTGTCTGCCATGCTACCGTCTGGTTTGAGGTAGTACCAGCCTGTTCCGTCCGCTGACTGGATAAAGGCATTTGATACCATGGCGCCTTCTTTAGCGTCTAAGTAGTACCAGGTGTCCTTGTACTTGACCCAGCCTGTCTTCATGGCACCTTCTACATCAAAATAGTACCACTTCTCAGCGATTTTCTTCCAGCCTGTAGCCATTTCGCCTGAGTTGTCGAACCAGTACCAATTACCGTCTGTGTGCTTCTTCCAGCGGTCTGAAAGCATATAGCCTGAGCCATCGAAATAATACCAGGTACCGTTGATTTTCTCAAACTTATCTTTTGGATAAGAGCCGTCTGAGTGTACGTACCAGTAGCCAGTGCCATTTTTCTGCCAGCCTGTTGCAGCTCTCAAGCCGTTTTCGATGTCTTGCTTAAACTGTTCACGGCTAATGCCCCATTTAGCAAGATATGGATATGGATCCACATGGTCTGAGTGGTTGTTTGGTTGGTTATTGGTACAGTATTCATGCGTCTTGATACCTGCCAAGTCGTCTGTATCAAGAGTCTTCGGCAAGCCTGCTTCGTCCGCTAGATTGCGTAGCAATTCGATATAGAGGCGGTAGTCAGCCATAAACTCTTCTTTAGTTGAATGGCTTTCAATCAGTTCAACCGCTGCGTAACTCTCAGCATTCCAACCGCCCCCAACATCCCAACTTCCGTTGTTCACAGGACCTACCTGCATGACACGGCCGTTTCCGACAACATGTGAAAAGAACCCTAGTTCAGGGTCCTTTCTCCGGTGATAATCAGCTTCATTTTGAGCGGTTGAGTTACGGTTGCCTGTTGAGTGGGCGTGTACTTGTCGATAAGGCTGCACTCCAACCTGGGGCAAGCCTGTACGTAGTCTGCTTGTATCGATATCCATTACTCTTGTCCTTTCCAAGCGTCGTTCATCTGCTTCACGGCTGACTCCACAAAGGTATCCAAGTCCTTGTCCGTCATACTGATATTATATTTGGTCAGCTCAGCACGAATTTTAGCGCGGGCCTGTGCCAGTTTTTCATCTCCCTTGTAGCCAGTTTCAGCAGCTACCTGCTCCACGGCATTAACTGCGTTCTTGGCCAAGATTTCAACAATCTTGATAGTCTTTTCTCCACCTTTTTTGACGAGGTATTCCTTGACTACCCTAACTACCACCCCTGCCAAAATGACTAGGATGCTGATTGCTCCATTAGTAATGATTTCAGTAATTTGTTGCATTTGTTATTCTCCTTTTTTCGTATCATCATCTTTTTCAAGTAATCGCTGAAATACTTTTACAATCGGCTGAAAAAGAGTAACATTTCCTTTTAATTTGCGGTAATTTTCAATGAGAGATTGAAAAGTAAATGCGATGTACCCGAGATAGATTGAGTGCAAGAATACAAAACCTGTCTTTTCAGGCAACAAAACGGACGCCGGAATGAGGATCATCAGTAAGAGAACCCCTGAAATCTTACGAAGGAGCCCGTTAATGCCGATTTTGCTCTTGTACTCGATGTCAGGATTGATAATCGCCGCAATCGTCCCTGTCACAAAATCAATGATTTCCATTGAGACAATCAGTGCTAGAGCGTACAAGACCAAACCATCTTCAGTCTGTACGACACTTCTTAGAAAATTGAAAAATTCAATTTGCATACACATCTCCTATTCTTTAGGTTCTCCCGTTGGATCCGTCCAGTCAGGATTGCCCTCTGCATCAAATTTCATGATATAGAATTCATGATTCAACAGAACGGCGACGTTGATTGTTGCGATTGTACCACCCCACTGGTTGAACGCCCAAACGGTTTCAACATCCTTGAGTTGGCGACGGCCATTTACGATCACAGGACGTTTTTGAACATCACGATACATATAGAAGTCATCGCTTACATTCTTGCAACGAATGAACTCTCCATTTTCTTTCATATAGCGCAAAGCGCTCGCAAGATCAAATGGTTCTGTGATTTTTGTAAGGTCTAGCAAGTTATCTGTGTTTTGAATTGTTTCTGCCATATCTATTCTCCTTTGTCTGCTGATTTAGTTTGTTCATCAAGCAGAGCTTCCAGCTCATCCACTCGTGCTTGAAGTCTTTGATTCTCTTCCCTTTGCTCATTCAACTGAATACTCAAGATATTACTTGTAATCATCGAATTTGTTGAAGTTGTTGACATTTCACTAATTGTCATTTGTAAGGCTTGGTTAAGCTGTTCTGTGTTCATTTTCTAAGTTCTCCAATCTGTGTGTTCGTTTTCTATTTTCAAGAGCAAGCTCCTGAATTGCTTTAAAGTGCGATATTGGTCAACATGTTGTTATTCATGCTATTGTTTTCTCCATTTTTTCTATTTTTTGATTTAATTCTTGAATAGCCTTGATTAAGTAAGGAACTAAAGCGGTATAGTCAATATGCAGATAGCCATCTGGATTCTCAGGATCTCGTGAGACAATTCTTGGAACGATGGTTTCAGCCTCTTGAGCTATTAGACCAATCTCCTCATGTTTCTTATTTTCGATGAAATCAAATGCAACCATTCTTAATCTGTTGATTTTATCCAAGGCTTTCACAGCTGTATCTGTGATGTTCTCTTTTAAGCGTCTGTCTGATTTTTGTTCCATCCAATACTTCACGCTACCGCTACCGACCTGATTCCACCAAACAACCGCATTCCTTCCTCCTTTGGGATTCCAGCCATCACCAAGCACATCTTTACTTCCAAGTTCGATACCATTTGAAAACACAGGAGAACGAGAAAAAGTAGTATTCCCATAAAAGTTTGCTCTCGATGAATTCGAAAAATCCACTTGATCATAAAAACCGACTTCATTCCTACAGTACATTTTCCCATCAGTATTGACGTTCCATGCTTTAGGTCCGGCATAGTTCCAATTATTTCCCCAGTTCGCCCAGAAGGCTGTCCGGACTCCATGCCCGGCACCATTCCCCATACCAACAGAGAACTGATTGACACCTGAAATCCAGCGACCGCCACCCTGGTCAAATTGACCAAGTGTGAATCCACCGATTCGGCCTTGATAGGCTTCTAGGAAGGTTGAGCTAGAAATGACGGACTCAACCTTAGTAGAGAAGATACGTTTAGATATCAGTCGGTCAATAAAAGCATCATTTGCAGTTAATTTTCTAATAAGCGCATCGTCAACTTTCAACTTCTCAGCAGTTACCGCTTCAGCGTCTAATATCGTAGTCGTGACCGAACCAGCTTCAAAATTGCCCGTTTTCAGCTTATCAACCATGGCAGACTTGATGACTGCTCTGTCAATCAGGGTCTCTCCAGTGATGTGGGTCAATTTCCCAACAAAGCGGTTATGTCCATTGGCGCCAAGATTGATTCCAGAGATGATATCTCCAGCCGAGTTGATGTTTTCAACTACCCATGAGCCAGCTAGTAGAGTCATTTTTGTTTGCGTGGCTTCAAGCTTCTTATTCGCATCTGCGACTGCATCTTCTGGATGTGGTTGCCATGTTCTAGGTTTATAACCTTTGTACAAGTCAACTTCTGTAATATACAAATCAGCTGTTCCTGATGATGAGCCATTGTTATCAAAACGAATGTAAGCATTATCCATTTCTCCGGAATTAAAAGTTACTGAGACATCTTCGCATCTAGAGGTAGATAGTTTCTTGCTGCTAACAACTTTCTTAACGATTGTGAATCCATCGCTCTCGCCTGCTCTTCGTCCCAAAATATAAACATCATAGCTTGCGAGAGCACTGTTGTTAAATCCTCTAAAATTCAGTACATAGTCAGTATTTCGTTCAAGATTAAAACGGTGACTATACAAAAAGTTTTCGTTTTTAGTTGCATTACTTAAACGCATAAGGTCTTTCTGCCCGTTGTGATAAAAGCTATGCTTAACCAATCTTCCTAAATTTTGAGTTGAGCCCCATTCATTCGTACCATTTTTAAAATCACTATTCTTAATGAGGTTAGGGCCGCTTACACTATATTTCCCAACCTCAACCTGAAACAGTTGATTGGTCAGAGCCATGCGAGCAACCTTATCCGCAATTCCATTTTCAGTATTGCCCAAAATCCGCTCGTAAAGTTTACTGGTTTCCTTAACACGCTGGAAGTCAGTAGTCTCTACTTTTCGTGCTAGTTGATTGGTCACATTCGCAAATTGACTATCAGCATTCGCTTTGTTTGCAGAAACCTGATCAGATATTCTACCCATTTGTCGTTCAGCATTATCCTTGTTTGTAGCGACCTGAGTCTTTAAATTTGAAATCTGAGTAGTGGTTCCTTGCTCACTGCTTGTAAGTCTATTTGATAGACCACTGATTTGACCGCCCACATCTTGCTTATAAGTAGTTATCTGACTTGAAATATCCGTGAACTTACCATCTACAGATTGACGATAGCTAGCGATTTGACTAGCGATGTCTTTATTCGCACTCGTTTTAACAGCTTCAATCCTCTGATTGATACCCTTAACATCTTCTTGATAAGTAGCCTTACCAACGAAATCACGATTGACCAGCTCACGGACTGCTGTCGCTTGTCTCGCGCTCTCCTCACGAGTATAGCGCTGTAGGGCTTCCCGTCGCTGACCGTCTTGACCAACATAGCTCTCAACTGCTGCCATCTTAGTAGATAGGCCATCAGCTGTCCTCTTGAACTCGGTTTTAGCGACTAAAAGCTCATTTTCTCCGTCTTCTGGTGCTGGTGACCAGTCCGTCGCCACACTACCGATTTCAACCTTGATTCCTGTTACCCAAGCTGTACCGCTTGTAGCACCTTCAAGATTGAATCGCAATGATGTCTTCAATTGATCAAAATTTGTTTTTTCAGAGTAGTCATAAGTGAATGTAATATATTTCCAATCTGCCGAACCTTTATACATACCAAGCGTAGCATAATCTGGACCACTCTGTACTCCGGTCTCACTATTTTTTCTAAAAAGATAATGTTTGAAGCAATTAAATACATTCCAAAAATTTCGACCTTGGACTACATTTTCGTACTTGATCCAAGCGCTAAAAGTAACTTTTTGATACAACCTTGAGCTGAAATCTGGTTCAAGGTTGAACGTTAAAGTAGAGTTGTTCTCTAGCCTATAGCATTCTTTTTGACCTGTGACGTGGTTTTCAGGTAATTTTTCAATTACAGCTCCAACCGTCTTGGATTTTATCCATAGATTCCGGCCTCCCACCTTCATTTTTGAAAATTCTTCACGCAATTTCCCGGCTTCAGATACAACTAAAGTCTTATCTGCCTTGTCCTTGGTTGCGTTCAGGATTTCCTGACGAATAGAGCCAGCTCGCACCTCAAATTCAGCCTGACTCAACTTCTGATTTAGCTTGTTCTGCGTGTCTGTCTCAAGGCTCTTCACAGATTGCCGGATATTCTCAGCAGTCACATTGAGTGAGCTGATATCGGCTTTGGTTCTAAGGCCTTCAGTCAGACGGCTTACACCAGCGTCGAGTGAATCAGCACGCTGTTTAAAGTTGGATTCAACTGTTGAAATCTGACCTTCTATATCTTCAGGAGCTTCTTTTGAGCTTGTTGCCAAACTTCCGTCTTCCAGCTGGGGCGCAAGAACATCTAAATATTCTCCGACCTCAGCATTTACGAGATACACATAGCCAATTGATGCGACTCCAGCCCTATTTCTAGCGCTAGTAAACGATAGCTTTGTCCAATTTTCATCCTTTAATGTAAAGATGGGCGAAATACCCGAATTATCATTGACTTGCCAATAAGTTTGTAGCTTGACCTTTTGACCTCTTCTGCCTTTGACCCAACAAGACATCGTGTATGTGCCTTGCGAGATATAAAATCCATCTTGAGCAATACCTATTTGGTCTCTAGCATTGCTTGAGGTCAATCGTATCGCTTTATCAAAGCCAGTTGCTGGACTGTCTGATACATCAATCGTCTTTGCCGTCCCAGCGCCTGACGGTCTAAAAGTACCTGATGCCCACAATCCTCTGGCTAGCATCATGCGCTTTGTACCCCGGATATAATTCCTACCCCCGACCTGCACACTCGCTATCTTACTAGCTAGCTCCTCAGCTGTCTGCGTAAGTTCTGACTTGCTGGCTTTATCCTTGGTTGCGTTCAGGATTTCCTGACGGATAGAGCCGGCTCGCACCTCAAATTCAGCCTGACTCAACTTCTGATTTAGCTTGTTCTGCGTGTCTGTCTCAAGACTCTTCACAGATTGCCGGATATTTTCAGCAGTCACGTTGAGTGCGCTGATATCCACTTTGGTTCTAAGGCCTTCAGTCAGACG